CTGGAAAAGACGTGGGGTCCCCCATCATAGCACCTACCGTGGTCAATGGACCAACGGCAGGGCTAGAGAGGGAGAGTAACCAATCTTGGTACTCACGAAGGTAACACATGCATTTGTGAATGTGTTTTACCGGAACTCGACCTCTGACTGTGGCGCGAGTGCGCACCCAATCAGGGTCGATTGCCCTTAACTCAGTGGGCAACATCGGAGCTGTTACGTCCCAACCTGACTCCATCTTCTCCTCATCGTTATAGCTTGCAAAAGCATAATCGATTTGGTCCAATGGGAATGATCTTCCTGTTGTCAGAAGAACCAGTCGTTTGGGTCCGAAAAGCCTATCGAAGTACGGCAGGAACTTTTCAAGTCGTACATCGAAAGGCACGAGCACCTCATACACCTCCCTGGTCAACCAGTGAGGATGTAAATCCGTTGCAAAAGACATATCCTGGCTATAAAAGCTATGGGTTGCCTTAAAACGGCTGAGGCGCTCGCCTCCGAAGCATTCCGACATGCGTGGATCATTTATCAATAAGTGATCGATGACACGTCGGAGCATCTGCTGCATGAGATTACATGCAGTCAGGGAACAGGTTGGGAATCGGGTTTTCAAGCCCTTTTCCCCCGCTTCAATGGGTTGCACAGGGACATGTTCAATTTGATCCATGACCCACATGCAACCGCGCTCAAGCGCTTCCTGATGTTTGAACCCTGCCTCGAGTGTTTTCAACACCGAGTCATAGGACTCTTTCTCAGGACCTTGATAGCGGGCGGCACCCTTCCACTTCTTCCCCGTGCCCGGCGTTATCTTTAACGTCGTGCGCGTCACGTCAAACATTGACTTCTTATAGTAAGAAGCCAAGTTGGCATCACCGTACTCTTCTCTCCAGGGTTTTAACCCTTGTGCAAGGAAATATCCAATGCACGTGAGATCAGAGACGGCGGCGACATGGCCACCTCGAGCTCGGGAGTATCCCAGAGCTGCGTGGCCTGACGGGGCAGTTCTCAGGTTGGCGGGTCCTTTGACCCGGAGTGACAATCGTGACAATTCACTTTTGACAAACTCTTTCCAACGTGAGTCGTGGGCAACAGGAGCACTTGTCAATCTTTTGACAAGGGCCGGGATGCCTTCACCTGTGTTCTGCAGAGGTGCAGGAAGGGATCGCGCTACGTATGAAAATGCGAGCGCCATCCACTTCTCGGTAATGGGGCCTCCTAGGTGGTCACTCGGTCGCTTACGATCGAAGTACCAACCTCGGAGGTCGGAGGCCAGCTGCTTTAGCCGCTGGGCTGCCTCTTCAGGGTGCCTAATCACTTGCACCTTGAACCTCTTTACCGCACGGAGGTGGTTGCTTCTTAGCATCCACGTCCGGCCTCTCCTTTGGCACCGTTGCCTGACGATTTGGTAGCCTAACATTAAGGCATCCCAAGTCGCCCGCATAAACCTTAGCATACTAAGGTTTCTGTAGTACCGCGCACAAGTTTGCTTCTGCGCTTTGGTACTGTCGGGATCTCTCTTAATCGAGGCCACCATTTGGAGCATTTGCTCTGCATGAATGGCCGCCGACTGAGGGCGATTCAAACCGGGGACGGGGTCACTAGTGAAATTCATTAGTTGCCCCAAACCGACAACGGTCCCATTTACCCAGGTCAAGCTGGTTGCATTGGCAAGCAGCTCGACAGGGCTAAGGAAGAGGGGTGGCAACCTTTTTGGTGTCAACCCCACGTGACTACGGTAGTAACTACCGTGGTACTTCCTCAGCTCTTTGACTGGGATAGGAATAGGACATTCCTCAACCTGCTGACCAATAGGATTGGCAGCAGGCTGGCTCGGTGCGGGTCGGATGACATCAACAATTTGATGCCCTTCCTCCACAGTCCGAGTCTTTTGATCGGGGGTCACATAGTAACAAGTACTATGGTCCCCCTGGTTGTGACGGTCGATCTTTCGACGCCACAACCGCCTCTGCTGACTAGGCAGAGACATAAGATCCTTTTCAGGATCCAGGCCACAAATGGGCC